GTTTCTCTAACAATGGAATCCATACTTTAAAGTCTTGTCTAATATCCCACAACTTATCCATCACTGCAATAAATTCTTTGAAGTGTTTGTAAGTATCTGGTCTGTGGTTAAAGACAATAATCTTTTCTGGTGTTTCGTTTATTTCGTTTACAATGTCCTCTGAGTTCACTCCCAAGTGTTGAACTGTCAAGATATCATTTAGTTTAGAAACAGTCTTATCATTGAATGTTTCCTTTGCCTGATTGATAACCAAGTCCTTTTGGTGTTGTGTATTCAAATAACACTTGTCGTATTCTAATAGTCCTGTAATGTTTTGTAGGAAACTATCCTTAGGCCATGCAACAACGTCCTTCACGTCAAACCAATGACAATACCCAAAGAATGGGGGAACGTGGTGTGTTACATTATATAGAGTATTCTTCAATGCATGTGTGTGTTCTGGTAGATGTGTCATCACCAAATCAAAGTCTAGTTTCTCACCCAACATCTTTTGTAGTTTAGATACGTCAAAATGAGAACGCATTGTTGGGGGATAAGTTGGTAGGTCAATATACATCTGTGTGACGTTATCAAACTGCAACGATGGGGTAGGTTCTGTCAGAATAAGATAGAACCACAAGTCATCACGCATCTCATTTAACAGACGAATCTGATTCTTAATGACTTGGATATAACTATCCTTCTCCAAGTCTTTTTGGAATGTGACGTTTGGATACACCAGAACACGAGTTGTGTTCTGATGCTTAGTTTCTTTTCCTATATCAAATAGGTTCATTATTGAACCTCATCAATCCAGAAAGTTTCTCTTCTATTCGGGTGATTATCTTGTTTGAAAAAAGACTCTGTTCTCCAAGGCCAGTTGCCGTGTTTTTCTTTATAGTCTACGGATTCTTGTATCACACTTTCTAGATACTCAAACTTTTCTAACATTCCCTTTCTAGAATCATTTACACTTCCAGACTTTGGAACTTTAACATGTCCTAGAAAATATGAATTTCTTCCAGTTTCTTTGAACTTTTTCATAGCATTAAAAAGATACTCATCCTCATATCCCTCTTTAACTGTCCATCCATGTTCTAGTCGATGAGGGTCTAGATTTCCACTATGGGTATATTTTGGTCTATTGTCTTCACGATAATTATCATCATTATCTAGAAACTGTTTAATTTCAGTAATACTACGAACAGTAATATCCTTATAAGCACCAGTTTCATTTACTGCCATATTTACAGCAGCAGTTTTAGTCTGAGGAGCAACGAACTTAAATATCTCTACTTTTTTATTCATTGCATTTTCGGTTCTTTCGATAAATCCCTGTTCGACTTGATACTTCAACCAATTCGCTAAACCGAACTTATCCATGTTTTTATGAGGAGCGTGGTCATTTTCTAATGCTTGAATATCTGATTCTGCTTCTGGGTTTCCAGTAAAATCATAAACATCAAATCTCCACTCTTCTACATGATTTCTAGACAATGCTTCAAATCTATGAAATCCAGCAACAAGTTCATAGTAATAGGTTTTACCATTGATTTGTTTGCCGTTTTTAATTTCTTTAACAATCATGAGGGGTTTAGACCAATCTGGATAATGCAATGCAACTTGCAAGTCGTCAATATTTTTTCCATCAAGTTCATAACGAGTTGGATTATTGCCGTTATTCTTATCGTGTTTTGGAACGTAGATTTCGTCTAATCTGATAACACGGTCTTCAATATGACCGTTTTCCACGATTAAGGCTCGTGTAACCTTTACATTTTTAACATCAATCATAATGTTTCTCCTATAGTTAGATTAGAATTTAACTACCAAATGGTTATGTTGTAATTCTAATTACCTTTTATATATGTAACTAAGTTGGACTTAGTTACGAACACTATCGGATAATATCAATCTTATCCATAGTGTCTTGATTCCAGACTTCTAGTTCTTTACGAACCTTTCCTTCTGCAATCATCTTGTCATAACGTTTAGTTGCAAGTTTCTTCCACCATGCAATTACGTTATCCAATTCAAATCTGTCAAAGTTTTCTGCTTTGACTAGTTTGTCTGTCTTACCTAATAGAACATCTTTTGCATTTGAATATCCATATTCACTCATATAGAAACGTTTCTGGGTAGTCACGTCACCAGCACGAGCAATCTCTTTACAAAAGATATCGTATGCTTTTGTGTCATGTTCTTTTAGAGATGCCTTGATAATACCAACCATCTTTGTTTGGGTCTTCAGTTTTCTTGAGGATGCAGCCTTGTGAATCAAATCTTCACCACCATTCTTTTCTGTAAACCAATCACGCATTTCAAAATAGATATCTTCACCAAGGGTCAAAAGGAACTTAGATTGTGTGTCACCCTTGTATCTTAGATATGGACGCATACCATCATACATGGATGCACCTTTGATGTTACCGTAAAGGGATGTGGTCTCAAACAGACAAAACTCTGTATCATATTTTTCATTCAACATTCTACGACTTGCATGAGAACAACAGATTGCTGCCATCAGTTTACCACCAAGATAGTTGTAACCAAATGGTTGCACTGGAACGATGTTGAATCCCATGATTGCACGTTTGTTGAAGATATCCAAATCTGGAACACCACCCAAGTAATCATTACGAGGTTTGGAGTTAATTAGTGGAGAACCAAAACGAATAAATCCAACTGCTGTATCAGTGGTTGTTTCCATAACAAGTAACTTGAGAGTCTTGCCTGGGTTCTCATCTGGTGAAAACGATGCAGTCATCTCAAGCATAGTGTCGAATGTTTTACCTTGAACTTGAACTACCTTGAACTCCATGTCTTGAGGATGCATGTCATAGTTCTGAAACATATCATCTTCAAGTCCAAGTCCAGGCAATGCACGAGGAATATTTCTTACACGTTCAATTTTACGAGCACGAAAGTAATCATCAATACGTCCAAAATCTTTGAAGTAGTTAATGAGTTTTGTTGCCGCAAATACTGAATCTTGTTTATTTAATATCATCCAAAGAAATCCTCAAGTGTCGTTTGTGTTCCATATGACCTGTCAATCTGCCAACCGATTTGGTTCATAATAAAAGTCAATGGTTCTACAAATGACTTCTCGAATTGTTTATCATAGTCTAAATAGTTGTGAATGTCAAGTTCTTTTGGTAATTTTGTAATATAGGTAATCACATTAGACTGCATACGATTAGGTGTTCGCATATAGACAAACTTAATCTTGTCACCATTCTGGATGAGTGGATACTTATTAATTAGTTTCTTTTCCTTCACATAGTGATTATACAACAAAGCACCTTTACAATGCATTGGTGTCCCCTTCTTGAAGATAGAGTTACTATCTCTCCAATCAATCAATCCATTTACAGAACGAGGGAATGCAATTTCCTCTGGGGACATTTTAAGAAACTCTTCACGAAATTCTTGGATAAAGGTATTCACGTCTTTCTCAGTTCCAGACATGATAACCTTCAGTGCTTGTTTAATCTTCTCACGACAAGGTGCTGGAGTAGATGACTTGACTGCCTCAATACCCATAATCTTCAAAGATGGTTCTTTGTATCGAACACCTTCCATGTCATAAACATTTAGAATATATCTCTTCTTTGCAGTCCAGATGCCTTTGTCAGCAATTGCCTCACGAGACATCTCCATCTTCTGTTCATATGCGTTTACATACGAAGCAAGAGCCTGATAACTCTTATTAATAAAAGGTTCAATCTTCTCTTTAGCAACTCTATCAAGGAAATCAACGGCCCGTCCACGATACGAATCCTCCGACTCATCTGTTCTCTTTTTAAGCACGTTATCAACCAGTTTGTCAAAAGTAATGTAAACTGAATCCGTATCACTTGCAATGACATAATCAACTCCTGTAGTCTTCAGTAATTTGTTTAGATAGATGTTTAGAGATTTCTCAATCCAACGAATAGACAACTGACCAGAGGTAGTGATGCCCTCTGCAATTCTCAAGTCATAATATCGAAACCATTCATTACCAATCGCACCATAAGCAGAGTTCAATGAAATCTTTCGTGCCATCTGAATGTTGTTGAAACGAGACACATCCTTAATATATTGAGGGTCTTTTGTGTCTTCGTATTTCTGTTTTGCCTCAAGCATCTTTTTCTTGTAGATGGTTCGTTCATCATACATCGTCTGCATCATCTCAGGCAGAAACCCTTGTTTATGTTTTGAAAACATTGCACCGTTTGGTGTAAGGGTAACATTATCTTGGGGAAGTAATGGAAGTTTCTTCATGTCCAACATATGGTCAACACTAATATTATCTGCAACAGTAGACAACAAAGTCTCTGGTGAAATATTGTATTGCATAATTAAGTGTGGATACAGAGAGTTCAAATCAAAAGAGAGAACCCATTTGTGTTGTCCAACTTGTGGGTCTTTCACATATGCACCAACATACTTCTCACCTTTAGATGCACCCCTCTTTTGAGGAATGACAATCTTCTTCTTGAGCAGATGGTTGTAAATAAGAATGTCCCAATACTTAACAGAGGTAAATGCATCAGAGATGTTTACCTTTGCCTCATATGTCATAGTTAGAATCAAGTCGATAAGTTTCATCTTATCGTCAATACGGTCAACTAGTTCAACGTCAGTGATGTTGTAGTCAATGAATGACTGATAGTCTTCAGTATACCATTGACGAAAAGTCTCATAAGGATTCTCATCCTTACGTTCACCTAGTTCAACAAATGCAATGTGGTCTAGTCGATATGACTCTTGGTTTGTGTAAGTAAACTTACGATAGAGTTGTAGATAGTCAACACTCTCAACTCCAAGGATATCATAAACTTGGTCTTTCTTACCAAATCCAGAGTTCACCATACGAGAGTTGACGATACCCCAAGGAGACAATCTGCGAACAGCCTCCTCACCCATGACTTTCTCTAGTCGATTACAGATGTAAGGAATATCAAAGAATTCTGTGTTCCAACCAGTGATGATATCTGGATGGTCATTTTCCCACCAATTTACAAAACGAGCGAGTAGTTCACGTTCAGTTGGACAGTGGATATACTGAACATCATCACGAGAAGTATGATAGGGATGCAATCCCCAAACTATGATTTCTCCAGTTGAGTGGTCTTTGACTGTAATAGACAACATGGGTTCTTCTGCCTTGTCGGCATAAGGAAACCCATTCTCACACTCAACCTCAATATCAATAGTTATCTTCTTGATGAGGTCAGAGTCGAACTGAATTTGTTTTGGGAACTTTTCTGAAAGATAGGTATAGGGAAATTGAGACAACCCATAAACAAGATGGGGTTGACTTTCGTATTGAGAAACAAACTCTTTTGCTTCTTTGATTGTAAGGAACTTCATTGGAGAGACATTATTGCCCTCCAACGTAGTCCAACCAGTTTCCTTCTTTACTGGAACATAAAGTGTAGGTTCATATCTAACCTTTTTAGAATAGCGTTCACCATTCTGAACACCACGAACCAGTAAATCGTTGCCCCATTGAGCAACGTGTGTGTAAAAATTCATCGACATACCTTTTCCAATTAATAATCATTATATAAGAGAATGGGGGTAATGTCAAGAGAAAAGTGGAAGTTGTTCCTCACCAGCAAAGTGCTTATCAATCATATCAATAACATCTTGGTATTTCGCAATCTCTAGAATTTCACTCTCCATTGCGTCAATAATATCTGGGTGTTCCCCAATGCCAGCAGGGTTCTTCATATAAACAAGAACATTTGCTTTATGTTTTGCAATATGTCCTTCTGCATGTTTTCGTAGTGCGTCTAGTAGTGTCATGATTTAACCTTTCCAATTATCACGGTTTTTAAAGATATTCAATACTTCTTTTGTAATACTTCTCTTCTGGTCTTTGATAAGTGGTTTAGATGCTGCACTATTGAATACTGCTTCAATACCCATCAAGCCTGGAGTAGAGTTTACCTCAATCAAATATGGTTTATCTTTGTCTCTGTTTTTAGCAGGAATAAAATCGACTCCAACAATCTTTCCATCCACTGCTTTTGCTGCCCGAATAGATTCTTCTTTTTCTAATTCAGTCAACTCATGTATCTCTGGTTCAGAACCTTGAGAAACATTACTTCTAAAGTCGCCACCAATAACTGGTCTTTTCATAGCACCAAGTATTTGTCCAGCAACGACAATAACTCTTACATCATAATCAGTCTTAATGTATTCTTGTAGAATGATATCTACATATTCGTCTTCTCTGTAGAGAAGTTGGACGATACTGTGTAGAGATTTCAAACTCTCAATCCACATTACCCCAACTCCTCTAGAGCCTGTAGAGGTTTTGAGAATCATTGGAAACTTATTTCCAAGTTTCTCTGCCGCATCAAAGGCACCTTCTGCATGTCTCACCAAAACTGTGTTTGGTGTATTAAAATCTTCTCTTTGGAATACTACTTGGTTGAACCACTTGTCTCCACAAATGTCATGACATTTCGTAGAGTTGATTACTGTGTAACCTTCATGTTCTAAATTATTAATAGTTACCCACCAAGAACGATTTCCCAACTTAGTTGTAGAACCTAGTCCTCTTGCCATTACAAGAGTGTCTTTAGGATTAATCTTAAATGGTTTATCATATTTGGCATCCGACTTCATTGTAGGAAGTTCTGCCCGTCCAGTGTCTTCTACTGGAAAAGAGTAAACAAGTTTGCTGTCTCCATCAGACTCCATATATGAACCAGAGAACTCTGCAAGGAAACATTCAATACCCATCTTCTTTGCTATCTTACGAATCATAGGCCCTGTTTCATTGGGGTCTAGTGGGTCATCGTGTGATAGGATGAGAAGTTTATAAGGTTGTTCCTTTGGTTCTTCTGTAATGAAATTTGAGAAAGACTGTGCCAACTACTGTTCCCTCTTTTTACCGATATTATATTTAGTTTCTAACATCCACTGGTCTTTTTCTTTAAATGAAATAACCTTGATTTGGGAAAGAGGTGCTCTTGGTTCAGAAGCACCCACAATCTCAATAAGTCCCCAATCACCTAGAAGTCCGGCAATAGAGTTCCTACGAGATACATCGTTTTCGTTTATGTTAGTGTCTTTACCATCTAGTGCAAACAGTTCTTTGAAGTGAACGATAAAGTATCGTCCCTGTTTATGTAGGATGTGACAAGATTGATACAACTTCTTTTCTTTACGAGACGCAACTCCAATACGAGATAGTGTCTCACGAACCTTCAAGAAGTCATCTGGTTCTTTTAATTTTATTTCAAGCATCTGCTCGGGACGCCATACTGTTTCATTCATTTTCTTCCACCTTTGTTCAAACTATCCTTGATAGCCTTTATCTGAGAATCATTAAGTATGGAGAGAGCAGTTTTGGCCTTTTCATCACTATAACCATAATACTCTTTTACATACTCTAAATCTTTCAATTTACTCGCTTTCACCCAAGGAGCATAACGCTTCTTAGACCTAATACTATTTAGTAAAAAATCATATTGAAGCTTCTTGTCCAAGTGGTGACGCATGTTCATCTCATTGACTAGCATGATAGTATCATTAAAGGGTGCAAGACACTTATTAATGATATAGGGGGAATACTTCTTTTCCCATTCGGGGTCATCTGAATCCATTAAGTTTTCTTTTGTTAGGTTAATGGAATTCAGATAATCTTTTAGTTCATAACTCATTTGAACTTCACCTGTGTCATAATCTCAATCATGAATGCAAGCATGTTGATTTCTTGGTCAGCAACAAATGCAGACTTATACTGATAGTCTGCAACTGAAAGAACCAAGTGTGGCACAGTTGATGGCTCAATCTCTTCATAGAGAATGTCATAGATTTTACGATATACACGAGATGGGTCATTGTCCAAATTATTGGCAACCCACTTACGAATAGATTTGAAATCCTTCTCTTTGAGAAACGTAACCAAGTCTTTTAGATTTGTTTCTGAAACATTTACAAGGATACCAGCATCAATAGCACCAGATGCAGAGTAACGTTGCAGTTCATTAAGAACACGTCTCCAATCGGGGAAGTGTTTCTCTACAACACCAGCAACTGCCTTTGGTTCAAACTGAACACCTTCTGTTTTAAGAACGTCTTGAACTCTCTTGAAGAATTCACCAGCAAGTTTTGGTTTGTCAGATGTAGGAATCTTGAATTCGATTACAGAACATCTTGAGTGTAGAGGTTCGATGATACGGTTCTTAAAGTTACATGTCAGAATGAAACCACAGTTCTTGTGGAACTCTTCCATGAACCCACGCAAGGCTGGTTGGGTTGATTGAGGATTCAGATAATCTGCCTCATCCAAGATTACGAACTTACGTTTACCGTCCATAGAGACAGTAGATGCAAAGTTCTTGATTTTGTTTCTGAGAACATCAATACCCGATTCTTCTGAACCGTTAATCATCATATAGGTGGCACCGATTTCATTCAACATTGCTTTTGCAACTGTTGTCTTACCAATGCCCGGCCCTCCAGAAAGAAGTAGATTTGGAATGTATTCGTCATCTACAAATTTCTGAAAGGTAGTCTTCAAGTCTTCAGTGAGGATTGTATCACTGATTTTGGATGGACGATATTTCTCCACCCATAGTATCACATCATTCATTATATAGCTCCTTGTCAAAAATGTTTCACATATGAGTCATTAAGTGGGTTAATGACTAGTTTATGATACATTATGATGCTTCAAGAGCAATAAAATATTCAACTGGTTTGTCCATATTCACAAAGTGTGAGATGCCTTTAGTTGATACTTCCACCTTGTAGTTCCCCGATAGTAGTTTGAGGTTTTCTACTTTGAAGTAATGTGTAAAATCAGATGATGCATTCTCACCAACTTTGATTGCAAAGTCGTTTGAAGTATCATTCTTTCGGTCTGTAACTGTGAGGTTGATATCACCACCAGCAGTTCCTTGAAGGACTACATCTGGGACACCAAGGACAGCAGATGCCTTGAGAATCTGATTGAAAGTGTCTTGTGTAAAGGTAAACTCTACATCAACAGACGGCATTGTAATCTCAGTCTTTGGTGAAGTCACCACAGATGGGTCTGAGAAAAAGTAGTTCACTGAACTACCACCACCTTCTTCTTTCAACTTGACAGACTTGTCTCCAAACCCAAGTGTTGGATTTTTGAAAAGAGAAAGTGCAGACAAGAATTCATTCAAGTCATAGATTGCAAATTCATTATCAAATGAATCTGGAATAGTTGCCTTCGCAACAATGTTTTTCATTGCTGACATTGTGTTAATCACGTTTCCACTTTTTACCAAAAGGTTCTGGTTAATTGTGGAGAAGTTCTTGAAAACTTCTTTGGTATCATTACTAAGTTGCATTATTTGCTCTCCATTGTGTCATGATTATGTAACGCCATTATACCATAATGGATTACTTTTAGCAAGTCATTTCTGTTCTTGCCATCCTTTTTTCCATATCGTTGTGAATATTTTAAAATATTACCGATACAAAAACCTTCTCCATGGCCCGAGTCCATGATGAATTCTGTTGCTTGAAATTTGTTGTGGGAATAGTGGGCAGAGTATGTCTTATCAATATACTCTTGTAGTTCATTGAGGATTTTATCCTCACTGTATTTGTAGTCAATCGTTTTCACAGTTTACATCCTATAATTGTGTGGGGGAGTTATCCCCCACATCTTAAACTAATTATCTTACGAATTCTGATTCACGAGATTCATAAGAATAGTCTGAACCAAGAAGACTTCTTAGTCCAGCAGCAATAACACCCTTGGATGGTTCTCCAAGTCTGTATGCTGTTTTCCCATTTACCTTATTGGTATAGATACAATGACCCTCATTTCTGAGTGTATCAATCATTGCTCTAGGGGAAGTTAAATCAACCTTGTCTCTAATCTTCTGCCAAGTAACATTGTTACCAGATGATAAAAGTTTTAAGACTTTTTCTTTTTTTGTTTTCATAGTATCTCCTTCATTATTTACATTATATTATCAAAAAGAGGGGATAATGTCAATACATTTTTCCCCTCTTACAAAATGTTTTACTTGATTTTAATCAAACGAGGCTTCTTCTCCTCTGGGATGATTCTCTCAAGTTGAACATTCAACAACCCATTTTCAAAGGTTGCACCTTTAACTACCACATCATCAGATACAGTAAAGGAACGAGTGAATGCACGATTAGAAATACCTTTATGTAGATATTCTTTGTCATCATCACCATCAGGCCTTGATTGAGATTTGATTGTCAGAGTATTCTCTTTAGTTTCAATCTCAATTTCGTCCTTGCTGAAACCAGCAATAGCGATTTCAATAGAATAATTGGAATCGTTTACCTTTACGATATTGTAAGGGGGGTAGTTTGTTGTTGAAACATTCTCATCTAAGAGTGTGTCCAACATTCTATCAAAACCGATAGAATAGGTTTTTACCCTATCAAAAGGGTGAGTAAGAGTTGTGCTTACCATTTGCTATCTCCTTTATTAAGCAAGATTAATTTAAGAGTCCCTTTCGGCAACTCCACCATATTTATAATGACGGTTTTTGGGGGGATACCGACAAACCCTAGATTTGTGTCGCAGAGTAGGATTTTGCTGACACTGGATGACTTACGAACTGCACCCATATTATATATAAGGGAAGTAGGAGTTTTTCAACCCCTACCTCAACTTTTTATGCAGCCTCGGCGTATTCAAGTGCCTTGTCAAGTGCATTCAACTTAACCTTACGGTTACGTCCATACCATGCACTCACTAGACGAGAATCACCTTCACGACCTTGCAAGTGGTCAGTCATGTAAGTGACTGCATTAAACGCCTGCCACCAAGAACCTTCTGCAAAGTTGGCACCAGGCTGAGTCTCTAACTGTTCCATAGCAAGTTTCGCATTACGAGATGTAAATGGAATCACGTTATCGACCTTCTCCTTAGCAGGAGCACCAAACACTTCATTGAAGTATTGGATTACGTTTTCTCCAGTAGCACGTTTGCCACCAAGAAATTCTGCCATTGATTTGTATTGTTCCATCTTTTCACGAGCAATACCCATCTGTTCTTTTACCATGTCGGCATCGAACTCTTTACGGTGATTTACTGTCACCATGTTATCTGAATTCTGGGACAATGATAGAGTCAATGTATTGTTACATACAACACGAATTGGTGTCATACGAATATTGATTGACTTACCAAACTGGTGTGGATTGGTGAACAAGAAATAGTTCTCAGTCACATCACCGTTGAACAACTCAAAAGACTCTTTTGTCTTTGCAAGTGCCCAAATCATCTGTCCACCTTTCAGTGAACCGGCAGTGTGCATTTCCATGTCACCTTCCATAACATAGTCATTGAAGAATTCAAATGCTTCTGAATTCTGAACTGGATTCCAACCAGTTCCAACTACGTCCAAGACTTTATTGTCTGATGAACGAACCAGTGCTTGTTTGCCTGGCACAACTACACCAGACGCAGTTGTCATATTTTCTTTATCTACTGTCCAATCAAGTCCAGCAGTGACCATAAATTGGTCTGGGGTTAGGTCAGCAGGAACACGTTTTCCAAGTCCATGCCAAGGAACATCCCCAACGTATGCCATCTGGGCATCTCCATTCACAATCTCAAGTTCATGAGCCATAATATATTCTCCTATTTGTTTTCTCAGTTTGTATATTCATCTTACCCTGTTTTCACAACAAAGTCAAGATGTTTTTGCAACATTTTCAAATAATTTTTTCGCACTAATAAACGAACCATCTTCCAATGTCAAATTGATATCTGGTAGAGCCCCAAAACCAAGATGACGGTTTACAACCTTTTTACCATCTAGTTCTGTGGCAGTCCACATATCTTCCATAAACTTCTTAAATTCTGGGGTAATATTAATCATAAGTCACCTGTGTTGCATAGTCAATATCATCAAAGATTTTCTCTAGTTCTGCAATCTTTTCACGACACTTCATCATTGCGAAACCATTGCCTGGAGTCTTCTTTTTCTTACGTTCTAGTGTCTTCAACATATCTGTGAAAAACACATACTCATTTTGAAGTTTAGTTAAGTAATCCATTATGCATACACCTTAGTCATTTCCATCAATTTAAACCCTTCTTCCATCAGAATCCGAGCATCATCTGCATTCTCAAACCCTTCTTCGTCAGCAAAGTCCATGCTGCTGGTAGTGTAGATATTGTCTACATCGGGGTCAATATTATGAGTATCCATCACATATTTGAAAGTCTTTGCAGTCTGGATATTTCCAGCAATCAAGTTTCCGACACCCTTGTAAATCTCAAGTCCACCGTTGTTAGCACCGATAAAAATTATTTCGTTAGTCATGATTAGTCCTTTCTCTCAATTTCTATATACAGTATATGTTATTAAAACAACTTTGTCAAGAGAAAATTGAAAAAAAGTTCAAAAAAAATCCCTGTAAAAACAGGGACTTAAAAAATTTATGCAACTTTTTTCAATTTTTTTAGTTTTTTTCTTGCCTTCTTCATACCCATTTCCAACTTCAGTTTAGATGCATACATGGTAAAGTTCTTACCTTCCATGTGGTCATACTCATGTTGGAAGATACGAGCAGTCAGTCCAGTGAAAGCACTTTCTTGAGTCTTACCCTCATTGTCTGTAAAGGTAAACTTGATAGACTTGGGACGTGTAATGTTTAGGAAAAGGAATGGAAAGGTTAGACACCCCTCACTGTAGGTTACTGTTTCTTCTGATTCCCATGTAATCTTTGGGTTCATAAACAAGGTGACTTCTTTCTTGTCAATATTCGTATACATTACAAATGCACGAATAGGAAGTCCACACTGGTTAGCAGATAGTCCAATACCACCTGTTGCAGCCATCGTTCCTGCTAAGTTATCATGCAGCTCTTTTAGAGTGAGATTGTGTTTTTCCTTAATCTCTTCTGCACTTGTTTCTGGTAGTTTTACATTAAGTGAAGGACTACCCGCCTCTAATAGTTTGTATATCATTAAGTTCTCCTAGTAATCACAAAACAGGATAATAACTATTATCTGATAAAGTTGGTTCTGATGTAACTTGAAAAGCCAAAGTGTGTCGCAAACCATCATAAGGCTTTATAACTTCTACTTTATGGTCAAAACCACAATACCCCATATAAATGTTACCAATTTCATTTTTGATTTTCCAATTATTAAATGTAGTTTCTGTAATTATTGGATTGTTTCCATAATGTTTATCAATAACAACATATCCATGATATTGAGATTCATGATAATGCCAATCCAAAACATCTTTACTAGATTGTGCATTCAACCATGCGGCCATCCACAAAGGTCTATCATCGCCAACAAAATCTCTAACTACTTCATTTATTTCTTTATACAAATAATAAAAAAACTGATTGCATGAAGTTAAACTAAAAATATTATAACTATCATGGTTATATGTTGAGTTTTTGTCTGGATAAATTCTATTGAAAAGTTGAGTTGCTCTATTACATTCTTCTTTTGCATAAACTGGACTATCCAAAATAACTCCAGATTTGTATATCTTATAATTATCCCTAATCATTGTGCAATCCTTGAGAAGTTTTTGACCTTTTCAAATTTAACTACACTTCTAAACTTGTCAAACAACATATCCTGTTTATGTGAAATGACAAATACATTCTGGTCATGGAATGTATTGAGGATTTTTAAGAAGTCGTCTGTTCCTGTTCCATCCAACGAACTATCAAAAATCTCATCTAAGATAAGAAGATTGGTGTTTGTTGAATTCTTCATCTTTGCAACTGCTCTCCATGTAAAGAGTAGTGCCAAGTCAATACGCATTTTCTCACCCTCTGAGAATGATGCATAAGAGAACTCATCTCTAAAACGAGACTTGATTGTCTCATTAAAGTTTTCATCCAAATGAAACTGGACAAAGAAATCCATAGAACTGAGATATGTGTTGACCAATTTGTTCATGATTGGTAGGTATTGTTTCACAATCTTTGTTTTGATACCAGAATCCTGTAGCAAGTTCTTTGCAATATCAACATAGAACTTGTCTTCATTCAACTTAGATTTCTGTTCGTCAATCAGTTTAATCTGTGCTTTGAGTTCTGAAAGTTTTGTTCTGTCTTCATCAGATACTTGTCCCTTTTCATAGGATTCAATATCTTGTTGAAGTTTCTGATTGAACCGTTCTAGTTCAGAAATAGAAGAACGAATCTTTGCAATCTCTACATCATTATTTCGGATGGCATCTAAATTCTGAAGAACTAAATCTAGTCTTGATTGTTCTTCTGTTTCCATTCGTTGTAAATCTGTGATACCGTTTTCGATTTCTCTGATTTTTGTGCCTCTAGATTCAATCTGCGTCTGCTTTGTTGCATCCGTAATTGATTGTTCGCAAGTCGGGCATTCATCGTTGTCCTTGAAGAATTGTATCTGACGGTCATGTTCTGACTTTCTGTTTTTCAGTGCTGCTTCGGTTTGTGTAAGTTTCTTTAGTTTCTGTTCAATCTTAATCTTTTCTTCTGTGTCTATTGATAGTTCATCAGACTCAACCTCTAGAGCCTTAATATCAGTATTTTTACTTTCAATAGTTGATACGTTATCAGCAACCTTTTGTTTGTTTTCTGTGATGATAGAAGACTTGTTGTTTACTACCTCTGCAATAAACTTCTCTTGTAGAGAAACCTTCTCTCTTGTCAAATCAAATTGATATTCTACATTACGAATCTCTTCATTCAGTTCCTTAGTCTTATGCTTCAGAAGGAAGTTCATCAAAGAGAATACCTTAATATCTAGGATGTCTTCCACAACCTCACGTCTTGCCTTTGTAGGTAATTGCATAAAGGGAACGAATGTAGAAGAACCTAGAATAACTACCTGTGTGAATGAACGATAGTTTAGTCCCATGATTTGCTGTTCTAGATACTTCTGATAATCCCTTGCGTTTGCGTCTTGGTTAATCATAATATCATTGACGTAAACCTCAAACTTGTTAGGTTTGATACTACGAACAATCTTTACTTCTTTACTTCCAACACTGAACTCTACCTCAACTTCTGTTGAACCAGTGTTGACTGAGTTGACAAGTTGCTTCTTTGAGATATTACGAAATGGTTTATTGAACAACCCAAAACATAGTGCATCCAAAATGGTAGACTTACCAGCACCATTCTCACCAATGATAAGAGTGGTTGGGCTTCGGTCTAATTGTATTTCGGTAAAGTTGTTCCCTGTGGAGAGAAAGTTTCTCCATCTTACATACTTAAAGGTAATCAAATTATAACTCCAAATCACTTGCCTCTACATAGAGACTTTTCATCATATTAGTCAAACGACTTTTATCTAAGTCTACATCAAGTTCATCAATGTATCTTTCGATAAGTGTCATATTATCTTCTGCGTTTTCGATGATTGTATCATCAACATTCTCTGCATCCAGTTCACTAAAGTCTTCTACAATTTTAACTTCATGTGCTCCAGATTCAGTCAATACCTTGTCAATAAATCTATCGAACTGATAGAAGTCTTTCTTATTGACAACGATAACCTTAACAAACTTTGAGTTTAATTTAGATACGTCATAGGTATCATAAGTCCCATTAGAGTCATCATAATAAACCTTTTCAAAGATTGTATGTGGATTGACGATACGTTCTAGTTCTCTAGTATTGGTATCAAAGATATGGAAACCCTTTGGACAACCATCATCACTCCATGTCATCTGGTAAGTATTACCCAGATAATAGATATGTCCATTGTCAGACTTCTTGTGAAAGTGTCCAGAGAATACAGTATCAAACTTTTTAAGGAAGTTGCCGTCCATACCACTTTCTGCAAAGTGTCCTTTATGCATCTCAAAACCATTAATTTCAAAGTGTCCAAAACAAACTTGTGCTTTAGTCTCTTTGATATGGTTCATGGTTTCTGCATAGTTGTCTGCACAAATCCAAGGAATTAGACATAATGGTGTCCCATCTATATCAATTGTGGTAGGGTTTGGATAACATGATATCCCCGAATATCTGTCATCAACAAGTTCACCAAGTGAGTTTACATCATTAGTGTTCTTGTAGAATGTATCATGATTGCCGACAAGCATATGGACTTTTACACCCATATCAACAAATCGTTGAACAAACCGTTGTCTGAAATCTTGTGCTATCTTATATGAGACAAACTTACGTCTGTCCATTACGTCACCTAAGTGGATAACTGTATCAATACCGTGTTCTTCAATATAAGGGAAAAATGTATCTTCCCAAAATTTGTAGAAGTAATCGTTAAAGTTTAAGTTATCGTTTCTTGCACCAAAGTGAGTATCAGTTATCAGTGCTATCTTCATCTATATCTTCACCTTCTCCATCATAAAATTCTTCAAGTCCTTTAGCCTTAGGTTTCTTTTTCTTAGGTTTGTAGACTGCCTCAGCGGGGAGGAAATTCTTCTGCAAATAATCAACATATGCAGATTGGTCATCTCCATCTTGCATCATCACATCAATACTCATATTCTCAATGATTTTATGTTTGACGTGTTGTTGCTTCTTTTCTTTTTGAATCCTACGAATGAATGCGTAGTAGATAATTTGTGTAAAATAAGCAAAGGGATTCTTTGATTTGTCTGGGTTGAAGTTGCTGCAATACTGCAAACAGTTTTCAATCCCATCAGAAATCATTTCTTCCCTATAGGTATAATTAATAAAATTTGGTCTGTATGATAGATGGTTTGCAATCTTTAGGAAGCATTCGCCGATATAATTAGTCACTGGCGGTTGTGGTTCGCCGAGTTCCTCTGCTTCTTTGCATCGCTCTTTCCATTCTTTCATAGCTTCTAGGAATTCAGCATTATTAACATAATGAACTCCAGATTTTCTTTTAGCCATAATAACTCCACATATTTTGTTACAATTCATTTGTAACTATTTAATCATTATACACGATATACCCTAAATGTCAAGAAGTAAATTAATTTCAAAAAGTTCTTGACTTTCTCTTGACAGAGGTGTATATTCGGCTATGCTGGGTTTGAGAATGAATAGATTTAATGATATACCTTTGATGGTGTATCGTAACTATCAAACTCTTCTTCCCATTCAGCTTCTTCTATAGAATCAAGGTCTCTATCAGTAGGTTCTTCACCGATATCACTTTCAGTGTTCATCTTTTTAAGACAATAATCATAGAAACGAGAAAGTCCAACACTTGCAGTGGCAACACCTAGAACTTGTGTTTTGGGAACATCTACATTTGTTTCTTCAGCAAAGTGCATCCAACGAGTTAAAGAGATAGACTCTTCAATACCATATTCAGTCATCTTTGGAACTGATTGTAATTTGAGAGGAGATTGCACATTAAAGGTTCTTGGATTAGAATCATCAATCAGTGTTGATACAATTTCTTCACCACTAGACAGTTTCATAATTTTTATAATTGGGTTATCTGTCATTTTATTTTTATCCTGTTAATCTCATAATCAAACTGTTCTTCATTGTATATATTTATTCGTTCTAAAAAGTGCCCTAATGTGAAGTTGCGTTTAGACTTATAAGTTAAGTCATCTGCTACATCATATAAAGATGCTCTATCTTTACTGTCACTCCTACGCAATCCACGTCCAATTGACTGCAACGTTCTAACTCTGGACTTACTTGGACTACTGAACACGATGTTATGAAGATTCCTAATGTTAATGCCAGTAGAAAAAGTGCCGTAAGACGCAACAATGATTGCATCCTTTTCCTTTTCCGTAATCGCCCGAATGGCTTCTCTAGTCTCCGTATCCGTTCCACCGTATACAAAGAATACTTGTCTTTCTGTCTCATCAGATATCATCTTGTGAAGAACCTTACCGTGTTTCTCCACGAACTGGAATAGAACCAGTGTGTTTCCTTTTAAATTAAGTGTTAAGTCCCTAATGAACTCATTTCTTTTGGGGTGAGTAACGATAAAGTCAATCTCATCTTGGTAGTTCATATCCTTCACAAGTTTACACTCATGTTCTGGATATGTCAATACCAAAGACTTGATTTGGAATGATGCAAGGGTTTTATTATCAATTAACTCTTTTGTAGTAACAACTTTATTTAGTGTTCCGAAGAGTCCTTCAAGAACCAGACGATGGGTTTGCATACCATCTAGTGTTCCTGTCAATCCAAATCGGTATGGGCAGAGATGGAGTTTAGTCAAAATGGATGTGAGTGATTTTGCCTTAAACAAATGTGCCTCATCTCCAACTACCATACCAAACTGTTCAAAGTATTTCTTAGGAAACTTGTAGATAGATTGCCAAGTAGAAATGACAACACGTTTAGATACTTCTTTGTCATGTCCACTGTAAATTTTTTGCATGTTTGCATCTGACCAACCATAGTCAACAAAGTCAGAAAACATCTGTTCAACCAAGGATGTTGTTGGAACAAGAATAAGAATCTTATCTGTTGCAGTTTCTTTCAAAAGCAACATATAATACCTTACAAGGATATAGATAATTAACGACTTACCAGAAGCAGTAGGACTAAGAAGGAGAGCCCGATTATTTCTAATAGCTGTGGAAACGGCATTAAGTTGATAGTCACGAACTGATATATCTTTTCCTTGAGATTTGATTTTGAGACTTTGGATAAATCCTTCAAGTGTTTCTTTGTCAAGTGTCTTTTCATTGTGTAGTTCCTCATCTTTTGTATATTCCTCACCGTAGTCATCCAACCACTTTTCTAAGTATGGCAGAAGACCAACATATAATTCTCCAGTTGTTGGAGAGAATAGTCTAATTTTTCCATCCCAAATACGATTGCGATAGGCAGGCATAAACTTTGCACCTGGCACTTCAAATGTAAAAAAGTCAGAGATAGAACGTGCCGTTCCTCTGTCAGTATCTACAAATAGGTATACTTCATCTTTTTTAGAGATGTGGGTCATCAGACAGCACCGTCTAAGAACTTACGCCAATCTATTGCGTTTTTGATATCCCAACCTCGATTTTGGATTTGTTTGAGAATACGTTCACATGTATCCATACACATTTTGTGATAATCCATTTTGTGTTTTGCAGCAAGAAGTTCTTCATCTGAATCTAGATAAAGAGGAATGTCTTGTTTCAAAATTTTATGGTCAAATGGTTTATCTCTGTAAACCTCTGGGTCAGATTTACCACCATAATACTCCCACTTCTTTCGTTTGAGAACATTATACTGTCCTTCAGACATAAGATGCAGTTGTCTATAATTATTGAAAATGGTTAGATATTTTTGGTGAAGTGATGCAGACTTCAGAGACTCATCTGCGAGTTCCAAGTCATCCATCTTTAGGTCTTTTTCAGCCATTGACTGAAGTTCATCTAGTTTCATTATATTTCACATCCTTAATTATAAAACGAGCAGAGATTGGTTAGAACTTGCTGTTCTATATTATCTCACTGAGGAGACTCAAAGTTGATTGTTCAAGTCAACCTTATCATCTGCTCATAGTTATTTATAATACTACAATTTCGTAGAAATCGTAATTCATAGTCACTGTTGCAGTAAGTGGTGATGCATCAGTATCTTGAGTATTAAACTGTAGTCCACTCAAAGAAGTTGGATACATGTTTCTAAAGTTTGCCTGTATAACAGGATTGTTCTTATTTGTCAAGATAGTTAATGTCGCATCTGTAGTCAGAACATTTGGGTTAGTCAATTCACCATTGATAGGTTCTTTGTATCCCTCTTGAGTGGCTTCATTGACTGCATTTGCAAATTGTGTAGGAGATTTTGGGAAACCAATACCTGTCATCCAATCATGTATTTCTCTCCAGTTCTGAAGATTTTCTTGGACAATAAAGGTTAGTTCCATCGGACTAAAATCAAGAGTGTCTCCCATAAAGGGCATGGAAGTATAACGTGAATTTAGAACTGCATCTCCCCCAAACGCAATGCCAGGCAGATTTGCCTCAGTAACATGATACTGAGTATTCGGAATCTTCAACATATCAAACCTAAACTGTGTTGGTCTGGCAAAGTCGAAGTTATCTGGTTGTCTACTTAA